GCGCGGTAAAACCCGTGGCATGATGCCAAAGATGGCCGGTAGCACTACCGGTATGAAGCGCGGCGGCAAAACCAAATAAGGACTTATTATGAAACACGAAGACATGAAGAACATGAAGGAAGATACTCCTAAGCATGTGCACAACATTCACCACGTTGAAAAGACGTATGGCGGTGATGGTCACAAAGCTGCGCATGAGTTTCATACCCCACACCAAGCCGGTCACAAAAAACATCACGAGCATGTGATGGCAATGTGCGGTGGTGGCGTGTCCAAAGGCCGTTAATTATGAAGCGCAAACTCAATCCTGCAATAATGGCCGCTTTGGCTGCTCGCGCTCAAGGCGCTGGTGCTGGCCCTGTTCAGGGTTTGCCCGGTGGCGCTCCTGATGCTGGTATGCCCGGTGGTGCTCCAACCGGCGGTATGCCCGGTGGCCCCGCTGGCATGAAGCGTGGCGGCGGTGTTAAGCGTATGGCAGAAGGTGGCGGAGCTGGTCAAGGCTCTCGCGGCGTTCCCGCTAAGCCCACTGCCGCAGAATCAGAAATGGTTCAAAATGCTAAGGACGCTAAAGACCGCGCCAAGATTGCTGCAATGGGCTACGCCCGTGGCGGTAAGGTGAGTTCCGCTTCCAGCCGTGGTGATGGTATTGCTCAACGCGGCAAGACCGTAGGTAAATACTGCTAAGGATTAGCCATGATGGCCTCTCGCGGTATGGGCGCGGTAGATCCCTCCAAAATGCCGCAAGGCACCAAGAGGGCTCGACGCGATGATACGGACTTCACGCAGTACGCAGATGGCGGAAAGGTTGGCTTATATGCCAACATCAACGCTAAACGTAAGCGCATTGCCAACGGCTCTAAAGAAAAAATGCGTAAGGTAGGTAGCAAGGGTGCTCCTACCGCGCAAGCATTTATCAACTCCGCTAAAACCGCGAAAGGTTAAAAATGAACTTGTTTCAATCCCTAGAAGAGCATGCAGAATTGTTTTTGGAGGTAATCCAAGAACGCGCCCAAAACCAAATTTCTTCATTTGGTGGTGTAGAGCAACGTCTGCAAGATATTGTTGCAACCCTTCGCGCCCACATTGCGCAGGTTAAAGAAGTTGTAGAAACACCCCAAGCTGCGGAGTAAATCATGGCTTACCCACAAGATGCAGGCCTGTCTGCCCTAATGGCAAATTACGGGAACATTTCGCAAGGAATGAACCCCGGACAGCAGCCGTCTTTTGGGGGTAACCCATATTTTCCCAGCATGCCAAATCAAACGCCGCAATCAAAAGATTGGGGCGGCTTCGCCTCCGGCAATGAAAATGTTTATGGCCCAAATAATTATGGGTATGGTTCTGTTCCAACACAAGCCACTTCGGTTGTGACCCCAACTCCATTAAACCTAACAGATCCAATCAAAAAAATAGTTAACACGCCAGCAGAAACTCCTGCTGTTGTTGGTGGTGGAGGTCAAACAGGCCAAGGTAATCGTTACAGCTATAGTGATTTTGGAGACAGTGGAATTGGTGATGGCATTGGATCTTTTGCCGGTTGGGATAATGCCAGAGCACTTTCTGATTTTGTTGGAAATATTTTTGGTGAAACGGCTGGAGAAAACCTTGGTTCCTTTTTAGGTCTTCAAAACCAAAGTCAAACTTTGTCAGCTTTAAATGGTTTAAACTCCTATTCACAGCCCGCAGACACATCTAGTGTTGGTTATAGCGCACTCGGAGGAATTGATCCGGCAACAGCGATGCAAGCTAGGGAGGCATCTGTTTACAGCAATCCAACATATAACACCAACCCATATACAAGCACCCAACTCGGCCCCGGCCCAGAAACTGGTTATGGAAGTGAATCCGCCGCAGGTGGAGATGGCGGAAGGGCTGCTGATAGCGGCGATGGGGATGGTGGCGGAGATGGCGGGGGTGATGGCGGCGGCGGAGGCGGCGATGCCGTAGGCGGATACTATGCCAATGGGCAGTTTAACTATCACCCTCAATATGCAAATGGCGGTCTTGCCACCCTTATGAGAAATATGTATGGCTAATACATCCGGCGTATCTATCTACAACCCCGATCTAACTGAGATCGTGGAAGAAGCGTTTGAACGCGCCGGTAGTGAGTTGCGCACTGGCTATGACCTGCGTACAGCCCGCCGGTCTTTGAACCTTCTATTTGCGGATTGGTCAAATCGCGGCATTAACATGTGGACAATGGATCAGGGTACCATTACCCTCGTTCAGGGCCAATCCACGTATGCGCTTCCTTCCGACACGGTAGATTTGCTGGAACATGTAATCCGCACACAGGCAAACAGCACATCCAACCAAGCAGACCTGACAATCACACGTATAAGTGTATCTACATACGCTACATTGCCAAATAAGCTGCAACAGGCCCGACCTATTCAAGTATGGGTTCAGCGTCAGGACGCGCAAAACTCCCCAACGGGTTTTACCGTTGCAAGCACCGTAAGTGCCACCGATACCACAATCACGCTAAGTTCGACCGTGGGCTTGTCCGCATCGGGCTTTGTGCTGATTGATAACGAAACAATCTTCTATCAGTACATATCAGGGAATACCCTTAATACATGCGCCCGTGGTCAAAACAACACCACCGCAGCAACACATAGTGTTGGAGCATCGGTGACCGTTCAGCGTCTCCCCGCAATAACTGTTTGGCCTATCCCTGATGGTAGCCAGACCTACACCTTTGCTTATTGGCGCTTGCGCCGATCTCAGGACGCTGGTGATGGTGTAAACGTTATGGATGTACCGTTCCGGTTTTTGCCCGCAATGGTTGCGGGATTAGCCTACTACTTGATAATCAAACTTCCTGTTGGCCCAGATACACAGGCTAGGGTGTTGCTACTCAAGCAGCAATATGATGAGGCATGGCAACTAGCATCCGAAGAGGATCGTGAAAAAGCCGCCGTCCGCTTTGTGCCCCGCCAACAATTTATTGGCCGAAGCTATTAATGGGCAATAGGTTTTCTTCCGGCAAAAACGCGATTGCGGAATGTGATCGTTGTGGGTTTCGCTATAAGCTCACAGAGCTTAAAAAAGAAGTAATTAAAACTAAAACATACAACCTTTTAGTTTGCCCGTCATGCTGGGATCCGGATCAACCCCAACTACAATTGGGGATGTACCCGGTGGATGACCCACAGGGTGTACGTGATCCAAGACCAGACCGCAGTTATTCCGCTTCTGGTTTAGATGTATTGGGATACCCCGGAGGGGGATCAAGAGATTTGCAGTGGGGCTGGAACCCTGTTGGCGGAAGTAGGGGTTTTGATGCACAATTAACCCCTAATTATTTGGTGCAAACCACGTATGTTGGTACAGTCACGGTTAACGTAACATAGGAGTCTATATGGCTAAGAAAGAAATGGGCGAGTCCAAGTTGGAACAACGTAAAGAAGAAGCTGCTGACAAAAAGCAGGACGTTGCCATGATTAAAAAAGCTTTTAAAGAGCACGACTTTCAAGAACACAAAGGCGGCAAAGGCACCAAGATTGTTTTGAAAAAAGGCGGCTTGGATACCAAGAAAATGGCTAAGGGCGGTGTTACAAACGCCAACCTGAAGTCAATGGGTCGCGGCATGGCTAAAGTTGTAAACCAACGCTCTTCGAGCCGGGGGTAAATCATGGCTAAATTTAGTTCCAAAAGCATGGGCAAAGAGAACGGATCCGCATCCGTTTATGCCCAGCCCCATACCAATGGCGGCAAAACCCTTGAAGACAAAGACATTGGTTTTTCTGTAGAGATGCCCACTCGCAAAAACTGGACTCCCATGAACGGCGGGGTCTCCATTGGCAACATGGACAAGGTTGAGTCTGAGGGTATTGAAACTCGCGGAAATGGCGCAGCCACCAAAGGCCGCATTGCCCGTGGCCCAATGGCATAAAAGATGAACTACACCCAGCTTGTTACAGCGGTCACCGAGTACACGGAGAACACGTTCTCTGTGACGGATATGAACACGTTCATTACGCAGGCTGAGCAGCGCATCTTTAACACCATCCAGTTTCCTTCACTGCGCAGAAACCAAACCGGATCGGTAACGGCTAACAACGCATATCTGTCCGCACCTGCGGACTATCTCTCAACGTATTCGTTAGCAACAATTGATTCCAGCGGTAAGTACACGTACCTGATTAACAAGGACGTTAACTTTATGCGAGAGGCCTATCCAAACCCCTCGTCTACCGGCGCTCCAAAGTATTACGCCATTTTTGGGCCTCAGACTGCATTTCCAACGGAGTTGTCTTTCATTCTTGGCCCAACGCCCGATGCAACATACAGCGTAGAAATGCATTATTTCTTCTACCCTGATTCCATTGTGCAGGGTGTTGTATCTAGCGCCACCATTACAGGTGGCTCAGGATATGCAAGTGGAACGTATTACAACGTCCCCCTATCTGGTGGTTCTGGTTCCGGTGCAACCGCAACAGTCACCGTTTCTGGAGGCTCTGTCACTGCAGTAACGTTTACATCTGGTGGTTGCCAATACGTCGTAGGGAATACCCTAACAGCTGCAAATACGTACTTGGGCGGTACGGGATCTAATTTTTCTTTAACAGTTGCAACCGTTGCAAACGCCGGTGGTACAAGCTGGTTGGGTGACAACTACGACTCAGTTTTGCTATATGGAACCTTGGTGGAGGCTTACATCTTTATGAAGGGTGAGGCAGACATCATTGCCGTGGTAGACAAAAAATATAACGATGCGCTCATGGAAGCAAAGCGTTTGGGAGATGCTTTGGAGCGTCAGGACGCATACCGAAGCGGACAATACCGACAGAAGGTGACCTAAAATGGCAATCGTACAAGGTCAGACCACAAGCTTTAAACAACAGTTATATCAGGCTGTTCACAACTTCCAAACCAACACATTTAAAATTGCGTTGTACACAGGCGATGCGTCCATCAACCAAGGAACGACTGTTTATAGTACAACCAACGAAGTTGTTGGAACGGGTTATACGGCGGGCGGTGTTACCTTGAGTGGTGTAACCATAAATGTAGATACAAACACTAGCACTGTATATATCAACTTTAACAATGCCGTATGGTCTCCTGCGGCATTTACAGCCCGCTGCGCTCTAATTTACAATACAAGTGCAAGCAATGCATCTGTTGCGGTAATTGACTTTGGCTCAGATAAATCCTGCTCCAGCACATTTACCATTCAAATGCCAACCAATACTTCAACCACTGCGCTGATTCGTAGCGCGTAAGGAAATACCATGTCTACAGAAAATATGTTTGCTTCCGGTGTTTACACCGTTGAGTGCATTGGCGCAGACGGCGTTGTTAAATGGTCTGAGCAGTTGCCCAACCTAGTGGTCAATACGGGCATCCAATACATGGCCGGTACGGGCCTTACCTCCGTGACTCAGATCACAACTTGGTACATCGGTCTGTACGGCGCTGGCGCTTCAAACAACCCCGCTGCTGGCGACACAATGGCCTCTCATGCCGGCTGGACTGAAGTTGTCCCATACAGCAACGCCACACGCCCTACCTGCACATTTGCAACAGCCACCACCGCCAACCCGTCCGTGGCAACTAACTCCGCATCTCCTGCGGTGTTTAACATCAACGCAACCTCTACGGTTGGCGGCGCATTCCTCACAAGCAACAACACCAAGTCTGGTACAACCGGAACCTTGTTCTCCGCATCGGACTTCACAACCGGCGACCGTAGTGTTGTCAGCGGCGATACTCTGAATGTGACCTACACCTTTAGCTTGACTGCGACCTAAAAATGGCACTAGTACTCGCTGACAGGGTACAAGAGACTTCGACTACAAGCGGTACTGGAACATTTACTTTAAACGGCGCAGTATCGGGGTATCAGTCTTTTGCTACGGGCATTGGCTCCGGTAACACCGTTTACTACGCCATCTACGATGCAACAGCGTTTGCATGGGAAATTGGGCTTGGAACCTTTACTGCCCCCAGTACGCTGACTCGCACAACGGTATTTTCCAACTCGCTTGGCACCACCGCGTTTATCTCCTTTGCTGGCAACACCACCAGCGTGTTTGCTACTTACCCCGGCAGCAAGGCAGTGTCTACGGACACACTGGCAAGCCCACCGGCTATTGGCGGCACAGCGGCTGCGGCTGGTTCCTTTACAACGCTAATTGGCGGTTCAGGCTCGGCTAACTACGAACAAATTACAGGTGGTGCAACCACTAAGGCGGTTCAATTTCAATCACTTGGAAGCGATACCGATGTTTCTTTGGCTATTCAATCAAAAAATGCTGGCGCTATTGACCTAGCCGTTGGTTCTAAGGGTGTGAATATCAGCAATGGCGGTACTGTTACTGCGATTACGGGAACTGCCACCGGCACTTACACCACCGTACCTACATTTACTGTTTCTGCACCCACGACTGCGGGTGGCGTTCAAGCCACAGGCACAGTATCCATGCAGATTTTGTCAGGCTCCACCATTGCTGCGGCTGGAAGTGGGTACTCCATTGGCGACACAATTACATTAACTGGTGGCACATCTACGCAAACTGCTGTTTTGACAGTTGCCACATTGTCGGGTAGCGGCGTTGCCACTTTTACGGTTACGACTGCTGGCATATATACCGCACTTCCCTCTAACCCAATATCAACAACAAGTTCTGGTGCGGGAACAGGTTTTCAATTAACTGGATCATGGGGCGTTCGTCTTTCTGGGTATACCATAACACTTGCCGGTTCTGGCTACGTTGAACAACCTACCATTACATTCTCAAGCGGTGTTGCTGCGGCCTATGCTACTGTGGGTTCTATTCCTACGATCAAAACCGTTGGTTCTGCTCTTTCTTTTTCTACGGACATAGGTGAATTGTTTAGGATAACAAATAGTACAGGCACAACAATATCACCTGCTTACATAAATGTAATTGGTGGTGGAAGTACAAACATTTCTCAATATGCTTCTGGTGCTAATTCCACAATATCTTTTGGATTAGTGAGCAAGGGAACTTCCCCAATAAATTTTTCTACAAACGGAACTGCAAGTAATCAGCAATTTTCAGTTTCCCACACAGCTACCGCTGTTGACTATGTACAGGTAACGGGTGGAACTACCGTAACTAAAACAGTAACCGTATCTGCCCAAGGTTCGGACACAGACGTTGATTTAGCTTTGGTTCCAAAGGGTGCAGGGCGCGTTACTGTTTCAACTAGTATCAAACCAAAAGTAAATAGCGCAGCAAACGTAACTTCGCCATTGGCTTGGAATAGTACGTCATACGACGAATACGCCATTACTGCTTTGGCTAACGCATTGACAATTAATGCCGATGCAAACGCATCTCCTGCTGACGGTCAAAGGATGATGTTTAGGTTTAAGGACAACGGAACCGCCCGTGCTTTGACTTGGACAACGGGTTCTACTAACTCATTCCGTGTTGTTGGTGTAACGCTGCCTACAACTACT